CTTTTTTATTGGTTATCTTTTCTTATAAGTTCTTTGATGTACCCTTGGACATTGTCGCATCTTTCCAAGATTGCTATGATGTCCGCATCGGTCTTCCTGTTCAATGCAAGTTTGACTTGCTTCACATTCGCTTCATTGTACTTCATCGAAGCCTTGACTCTGGATGACGGTTCCTTCATGTTTACCTCCTTTCGTATTCCATGGCACACTCACAAGCAGAAGCGAAGTTATATGTATAACCCAAGAATTCCGCTCCGTGACCCCACACATAATATGTCTTGTGTTCCTTGGTGATGTATGCTCTGCCATTTGCCGTCTCGAATCGGTCTTCGTTGATGACCTTCAAGCCGTACTTCTTGATGTTGGATCTCTCGTTGATGTTGGTCATATCCTGTTCCTCCTTATTCTTCGACCATGGGGTCATTGTAAAGCTCGACTATCTCGTCATCGGTATAATTCGAGGGGATGATGTACTTTCCGAGGAAAGCGACAGGGTTTCCGTCTTCGTTGACCTTGTAGCCGGACACCTTGTCATAGAATCTGTTGTCGGTCATTTCCTTGGTGATTGCGATGTTATCTCTGCGGATGATTTTCATTGTCTTGTCCTCCCTTTCCTTGATGCCTTTATTGTATCATTGTACATTGACGAGTGGAACAGGGAGAAGGCATACAGATTCACGGACATATCATTGTACATTTATGCAAGATGCACAAGGGGGCTTTTGGGTGACATTTTGGGTGACACTTTGTCCATGACTCGGGGACAAATCGGGGACAAATCGGGGACAAACCCCTATTTTACGGACATTTTGACTATGGGTGGGCATACACAGATGGGTTCGACTCCCATCATCTCCACCAAGTAAACCCCAAGAGTCACAAGGCTTTCGGGGTTTTTACTTTCTCCTTGGGTGACATTTGGGTGACACTCTGACCAAAAGTCAGGTCTATGATGTCGGCTGCCTGTTCCTTTTCATTGTCCAGAATGTGACCATAGACCGAGAACGAGTCGAAGGACTTTGAATGTCCCACGATGTCCTTTATCATCTGTTCGGGCATGACATTCTTCATGAAGGAGATGAAGGTGTGTCGGAGGGAATAGACTGTTCCCGACAGGCCCCTTTCATTCTTGAGGGTCAGCCATTGATTCCGCATCGTGCTTTGATTCCCCTTTGAACCATCCTTGGAGCAGAAGATCCATTCGGTGCGGAGGTTCATCTTCTCATTTCGGGAAATCGTCTCATCGAGGACTTCCTTTGCCATGTTCCCGAGAGGAATCATCCTTCGTGCGTTCTTGTTCTTGCCTTCGGTGATGAAGCCTTGAGCATTGACTGCTCTTCTGATGGTCACAGTCTCTCCGTCATAGTCTCCTGTCTGAAGACCCAAGGCTTCGGAAGGTCGCATCCCTGTCAGCAGAAGGAACTTGAAGAGCGGATAGTAAAACAAGTCGGAGGGTTCGAGAAGCCGTTTGACCTCGTCTCTCTGAAGAATCTCCTTCTCGTTCTTGGAATGTCCCTTCGGGATGTAGAGCTTCCCTCTCGGCATCTCGCATTGATAGTCTTCATATCCGAACTTGATGATTGCCATGATGATTCCACGAAGATTCTGTAATGTCTTCTCGGATAGTGCCTTGTTTCGTCCTGTGGCTTCGTTGATGACCTTCTGCCATTCTCGGAGGGTAACTTTACATATTTTCCTTTCGGAGAGCATAGGGAGGACATAGAGGGCAATATACCGACTATTCTGCTGAACGGAAGCGGAGTTCTCCCCACAACGAGCTTTGAGGTCTTCCAAGTATTCGGCAGCCACACGACCGACAGTTTTCTCTCCTGTCGCTTCCCCATAATACCAATTATCGAACTTTCTCTGACAATCCCTCCGACCTTTTGCTCCAGAGATGGACGAAGAGAAAGACACTCGTCTCCCTTCGTGCCGGACTTGGATTCTCCATCGTCTTCCGTCCCAATTTGGAGTCGGCATCACTTGACCTCCTGTGAGTCAATCAAAGCTTGATAGTATGCGAGAATCCTTGTGCGGTTCTCTTCGGTCAGTTTGTCGAGTTGGATCTCGGACGGAAGCAGTTCTCCGTCCATCGTTACATCGTAACCAAGAAGCCAAGTCGGGGAGACCTTCAAAGCTTCTGCCATCGCTCCGATTTTGGTCTGTTTCGGGAGATAATCTCCTTTGAGATACCTTGATAGTGAACCCTTGTCGATTCCGCTCTTCCGTGCAAGTTCTGCGGGTTTCAACTGTCGGATTTCCAACGCTTTCTTCAATCTGTCTTTGATTTCTTCCATATTATTAAGACCTTCCTTCGAGGTCATTATATGACAGATTTATGACAGTTGCAAAAATACAATTTTTGGGGGTTGTATTTTCTCAACCGATTGTTAAAATGAAATCGTGTTGAGATAACTCAACCGAGAAAGGAGGTCACAATGGCATACAAAACGGAAAGACTGAAATCTCGAATTGTCGAGAAGTACGGAGACCAGAAGTCCTTTGCTCAAGCTTCGGGCATCAACAGGAGCAAGGTTTGCCGACTTCTCAAGGGAGAAACAGAGTGGTCGGGTTCTGACATGATGAAAGCCGTCCGACTCTTGAACATTCCCTTCAACGAGATTGATGTCTATTTTTTTGACAATGCGGTTGAGAAATCTCAATCGCAGAAGACATGACGGCTTCATCGGGTCTCTATCCGTCCCTCGGACGATATTTTGACAATCTGACCCAACTTGCTCATGCGGGATGTATGAGCAGACAAAGGGCAAGGGATTGTTTAGACGGAAAGAAGACCTTCACCAAAGCCGAGAAGAAAGCAATTTCAGCAAATGTTTCGATGCGGATCTTGAATTCATATCCCATCAACTATCAAGAACTTGAGGATGTGAACCGAGCATGGAAGGGAGCATTTGATGAAGTGTTCAAACAAAAGGAAGTCTGAAATGTACGAAAGAATTATCAATGGAATGGCAATCGCAACTCTCTTCGGAATAGGTTTCATCGTGACCGCACTTCCGATGGTATTCGATGAACCCGAAGAAGAACTTGTGAGTCTGAAATATCACAAGCCGGATGTCGAGGCCACGGTCCCCGATGTCTCCTTCGCTTTTGAAGTGGAACAGAACAGGGAACAGGCAAGAAGAGTCCTTGACGGCTTGGAAGGGATTCAGAGCTTCATCAACACAGTCGAACCCGAATGTCTTCCTCCCTTGGAGTATGTCGGGGCATTTTACATCACCATGTACGCAGCCACGGCAGAACAATGTGGTTCGGCAGACGGAATCACGGCATCGGGGCGAAAGGTCACGGATGACCCGACTTGTCACACAGTTGCGGTCGACCCGAAGGTTATTCCTCTTGGATCTTATCTCATCATCGAAGGCTATGAGGGAATCATCTTCAGAGCAGATGACACAGGGTCAGCCATCAACGGCTATGACATCGACATTTTCACGACATCAGAAGCAGAGTCCAAGACCTTCAACAACCAGAGCGGAGTGAAGGTTTGGATTATCAAAGACTGAAAGGAGGTCTGAATGTCAATTCCAAAACACAAATATCTCATGGATTACATTTCCGACCCCGATGTCTACAAAGCGGTGATGTATGCCCGAAAGATGATTCGAGAAGGGGTCAACCCTCCAATCGCAATTCGGAAAGCATCGTTTTACCACCATGTCGACATGAAGGAAGTCGCACATTATGTCGGTCAATGTGCGAGTCGGAAAGCAAACGAAAGGAAGGACTGAAATGGAAGGAACGGCAATTTGGAATCGTATCAAGGTCGACAAGACCCACTATGTCTATATCTGTTCGAGATGCGGACACAAGAACAGATACACGATGTCGATTTACTGTCCGACTTGTGGAAGGAGGATGAAGCACGAATGAACGACATAGCAATCAAGATTCTGATTCTTCTCATCGGTTCAATGCTCGGCTTCGGTCTCGGATTCATCCTTGCCTGTTTTGGGGCATCGGGAATCGTCAGAGAGAAGAACCAACTCAAGGACGAATTGGAGAAGGTCACGGCTGAACGAGACGAACTGAAGAACAAGAATGTCCGAGTGGTAGAGATTCACGACCCGACAGTCGGTCAGAATGTGAAGTTCGGGGGTTTCTAATGGCAGAAAGCAGAAAAGAACTCTCGACAGTCGAGGAATACAAGGCTTATAAGCTTGAGAAACATCAGCAGATGGTTCAGAGACAGATGCTTCCCTACGACATCAAAGTCAGAATGGCACGACAGAGAATCAGAAGTTTCTATGAAGAAGCAATCGAACGAGGATTTAACTGTCATGTTTCTGTTGGCGGTCTTGATAGCATCACTTTGGCATACCTCATCAGAGACATGGGATTCACGGAAGAGGAAATCCCTTTTATATCGGCATCACAACTCGAAGACCTTTCCATTCAGAAAGTACACAAAGAGATTGGATGTATTGTGGTCAAGCCGTTGAAGTCCAAAGTCAAGGTCCTTCAAGACGAAGGATTCCCTGTTCTCTCGAAGAAGATTGCGAACAAGATTGACACACTCGCTCATCCTTCTGAGAAGAACAAGACCATCCGGCACGCAATTATAACAGGGGACTGCGGAGCACAAGGACACTTTGCGACCAACTCAAAGATGCAACTCCCACAGTCATATTTGAAGTTATTCGGTGGTCTTGATGAAGAAGGAAGAAGTCTCGGCTATTCTGCCCCGACCAACTTCAAGGTCTCGAACAAGTGTTGTTATTACCTCAAAGAAGCTCCTTGCGACAAATGGGCGAAAGAACATCACTCTGTCCCATATCTCGGAATCATGGCATCAGAAGGCGGTCAGAGAGCGGATGCTCTCGAAGAACACGGATGCAACTATTGGGGCAAAACGACCGCAAGGTCTGCTCCGTTCAGTTTCTTTATGCACTCGGATGTGGTCCGGCTTGCGGTGGACCTTGGAGTCCATATCCCCGAAATCTACGGAGAAGTCATTGTGGAAAATGACGAGTGGAAGACAACAGGCGAACAGAGGACAGGATGTTCCATGTGTGGTTTTGGAATCCAACTTGAGAATCGACCACATCGGTTTGACAGACTGTTCGAGAGGTCTCCGAAGGAATGGGACTTCTGGATGAACAAGTGTTGCAAAGACGAGGACGGCACTCCTTATGGATGGGGCAGAGTCCTTGACTACATCGGAATCCCTTGGAGAGACCCCGCTCATTGGTGGCTTGACCCTTATGGCGAAGAAATAGACGGACAAATGAACATTTTTGATTATGTGGAGGAAATCTAATTATGGCAACAATTTACGAACTCACGGATGACATCAGATTCATCAATCAGATGATGGAAGAAGGCGAAGTCGACCCCGAAGCACTCAAGGGAGCATTGGAGGTCAGCAAGGAAGAACTGAAGATAAAGCTTGAACACTATTGTCAGTTTATCAAGAATCTTGAGTCCGACATCGAGGGACTGAAATCAGAAGAGCAGAGACTCTCACTCAAGAGGAAGCATCTTGAGGAAACGAAGGAGAGAATGAAGTCTGCGATGGAGTGGTCTCTTGCAGAAGTCGGGGAGACGAAGCTTGAGTGTGGGACATTCAAGGTCTCCAGACAGTTGAATCCGGCATCGGTCAAAGTGGACTGTGAACTGTCTCTCATCCCCCAAAAGTACCTCATCCCACAAGAACCCAAAATTGACAAGAAGCTTCTCAAGGAAGACATAGATGGCGGTGTTGACCTTTCGGGTGTCGCACATCTTGAGAGAACCGAATCATTAAGAATCAAATAACAAGGAGGAAGAAATCATGTGCAGAACAAGCGGAGCAAAGAACTACTTTGACACAAAGGAACTCTATCAGTTAAAGGACTGTGTGGGTTATTGCAAGAGAGAGGGAGTCACAGTTCCCGACTCATGGAAGAAGAACAAGCTTCACAGACTTGCGAGGGAATGGGGCATTGAACCCGATTATGACAACGGAGTCGAAGGTGTCGGTCATCATGTGAAGTTCGGTGGTCGCAAGATGACCACATTCTCAAAAAAGCTCGTCAAGCTGATTAGAGACGAGAGGAAGCAGAAGAAGACAGAATCTATCCTCCCGCTTGAGAAGATGGCGAAGGAAGCCAAGAGGGAAGAGAAGAAGGCAAAGGCAGCCGACTTCATCGAGACTCCTTCCGCTCCAGAGACCGACCCTGTCACGATGGACGAACTGTTCCTTGAGATGGCGAACTCGGCAATAGCTTTCGGTGAATCCATGCTGAAGTGCCTTGGGAGGTTGTGATTATGGCAGACGAGAAGATGAATCTCAAAGAGAAGCTTCAGAAGATCCAAGTCGAACTCAAGGCCCCGAAGAATCTCCACAATTCCTTTGGAAACTACAATTATAGGAACGCAGAAGGCATCCTTGAAGCCGTGAAGCCGTTTGAGAACAAGTACAAGGTTGCGTTCAGAATCTCTGACGATGTTGTCGGAATCCTCGACAGGGTCTATGTCAAAGCGGTTGCTTCAATCCTCGATGTCGAGTCGGACGAGGAAATCTGTTCGGTCGGATGGGCAAGGGAAACACTCACAAAGAAGGGAATGGACGATGCTCAAATCACAGGGGCTGCCTCGTCCTATGCGAGGAAGTATGCCCTCTCTGGTCTGCTCCTGTTGGATGACACGAAGGATGCGGACTCGGACGAATATTCAAAGCCGGACTTCTCCAAGTACGACAATTTAACACCAAGACAAGCTCTCTTGTCCCTGTTCGTTGACTTCGGTCTTGATGGAAAAGCCATCTGTCAGACTTGCGGAATCGACAACTCAAGCACGGACGAGGACTTCAAGGGTGCAATCGAGTACACGAAGGGACTGATAACAGGATGATTCATAGAGCAGAACACAAGACAGAGTTCGTGCGGATCTCTTGGTCAATTCTGCGAGATGAAAGACTTTCACTTGAGTCGAGGGGGTTAATGGCTTATTGTCTGACCCTCTCGGACAAGTGGGAGTTCAGCATAAGCGGTCTCTGCTCCATGACAGGACTCGGGAAAGAAACGATTATGAGACTTGTCAAGGAGTTGAAGGAGTGTGGCTACATTGTCCAAAAGAGGAAGCAAGACAAGAAGGGAAAGTTCACTTCTTGCTCTTGGGATTTGTACGAAGTACCCACAGTCGGGAAAAACCATACTATGGACAAACCACAGTATGGTGAAACCACACTACGGCAAAACCATAGTATGGCTGAACCACAGTCTGGAAAATCGCCACTTATAAGTAACGATATATCTATAAGTAACGATATATCTATAAGTAACGAGATAATAGAAAGTCGGG